TAGATGAATTAAATTATAAGTTACAAAAATTTTCATACCGTGTTTTAAAAAAAGATGCCCTTGATTTACCCGGCCAAGTATGGATGAAAAGAATTGTGGCAATGACAACTGAACAACTTGATGCTTACATGCAGATGAAAAGAACTGCATTAGTGCAACTCAAGAACGAAACATTGACAACTACGTCAGTGCTAGCCCAATTGATAAGGCTACACCAAATTGTTTGTGGTCATATGGCAACCGATGACGGTAGGGTAATCGGTTTGCCAAATAACCGTATCAAAGAATTATTGGCTATTCTAGAAGAGCATGGTGATAAAGCAATCATTTGGGCTACCTACCGACATGATATTCAAGAAATTGAAAAAACACTACAAAAAAAATATGGGACGCGATCCGTGGTCACTTATTATGGTGATACTCCACAAAAAATTAGACAAGAAAACATTAAACGATTTCAAGAAGAAGAAGAAACAAAATTTTTTATTGGCCAACCTATGACAGGTGGAAGAGGAATTACATTAACTGCAGCACATCTATCTATTTTTTATTCAAACAATTATGATTTAGAAATAAGGGAACAAGCAGAGGCAAGAAATCATCGTATTGGAACAGCTCAGAAAGTAACATACATTGATCTTTTGTCAGAAGGAACAGTTGATGAAAAAATTATTTACTCATTACGAAATAAAATTAACTTAGCTGCATCGGTGTTGGCGGAAGATCTTCGTAAATGGTTAATATAAGGAGGAAGTATGATTGGTAAAATTTCATGGGAATTAAATCCTATTAAAGATGAAATGAAAATAATAAAAGTTGATTTTTTAGCGTGGCCAAAATCAAGTAGACCAGAGCACATTCAAGAAATAGTGGAGTTTTATAAGATAGGAAAATCTGTAAGTGTTACAGAATTCTGTGAAAATCCACGATACAACGAAGTGATGTGTACAATAGTAAGTTTTGATCCCTTGAACAATACTAAAAATGTTATTAATGTATAATTAAAAAAGGAGGAATTATGATATTTTGGCACATTATAGCTATAGCTACAGTTTTTATTTTAGGTTATTTTTTTGGTCGTTGGACTATTAAAGATTATTATGAAGTTAAATATGAAGAACTTAAAGAAATGTATAAACACAAAGAAAGAGATATGGAATGCCAAGCAAGAATGCAATGATCTGCACTCAATGTAGTGGTAATGGATATTTACAATTATCTTTTGAAGCTGAAAAAAGTATTAAACAATGTTGGGTATGTAAGTCTGAAGGAGAGGTTAAAAACAACAAACATTTTATCCAAACCTGGGAAGAAGGTGACGGTGGTAGTGCATACTATTTCGGGCCACTGCTTGATCCAAAACTCTTCAAAAAATATAAAATTCATCAACAAAAAGAAAAATGACAAAAAAGTATAGGTATACTAGTAATTACATTAAAGAATATAAAGATNTTGTTCCAGTTGAATTAGCNACAAGAATTATTAANAAAAAAGATTTAGCTTTTTATCANGCTACTACTGATAATGGTAAAGTCAATAAGCATCGTAATTGTTTAGTCAAAAAACTTGATTATGAATTTAATTTAGAAATTAGCAACATTTTTATGAATGTATTTAAATTATATATTAAAGAATTTAAGTATTTTAATTCTGTTAAGGGAGATACAACAGGATGGGATCATGTTCTGTATATGGGTAAGCATTCACAAGAATATAAAGAACATGTGGATTTTTCTAGTATTAAAGAACCTAGAATACTTACTTGTTCTCTAATATTAAATGATAATTATNATGGGGGTGACTTTAGTTTCTTTGAAGGAGAAAAAATAATTCTAAAAAAGTCTTGCAGTGCAATTGTTTTCCCAAGTAATTTTTGTTTCCCGCATGCTATTACACCTGTTTCTAATGGTGATCGACATGTTATTATTACTTGGGTAAGATAATTAAACGTGTAAGATATATGGATGATTAAAATTTGGTTATTAGTTATGTTTTTATCTATGCCTAACCAACCATCAGTTAAGTATAGTGCTGCTGTTTATTCTACTGAGGATCAATGTATGACAGCACTTGATGGTTATATAAGGATATATGAAAGTAAACCGGAGTCTTATAAGAGAGGGTTGGTAACAGAAGCTTTCTGTCTTCCTTTTAATTCTTTTCCCATTCCCGGTTTAAATCAGATAAGTGCTTAAAACACTTTTGATATGTGCTGCTATTATAATAAGTTCTTGTATATGGAGATACTATTCTCCATACCAAACATTTATGCGTGATTGTCAATACAATGAGTTTTTAGAAGGACCATTGAGTGATAAATATTGTACCTGGTTATATAGAGAATTATTAAAAAAAGACTCATGGTTAAGAGAAATACTAGATTAATTATTGTTTAATTTAAAAAAATTACTTATAATTCGCTGAAATTTAAAAAAAGGCAAAGGTTATGTTATTACCTAATAGTCCTATACGAAAAATACATGAATGCCCAAAATGTGGTGATGTGTCTTTAAAATTCTACGACCCTACTCATGATACTGTTATATCTAAAGAAGATTGGCAACATGTTTTAGTAGAAGGAAAAGAAGCTTTAGAAAAAATTCTAAAGCCTCTTAAAGAAGATCCTAAGTTTTTTATTGATTAGTAACTCACACGAGGAGAAGGATTTTTAGATAGTTCCTTCCACTTGTTGCTTTCCTCTTCCACAATTTTTTCTAACTGCATTGGTTTAGATAACTTTGATTTTTTACAAAGTTTATCAAGCAACTTTCGTGTTTTTGCTGTGATCATTTGATTGTAGTGTGTTTGATTTTTCATTTTCTTTTTTCCTTATGTTAAAACATCTAATACATAAATGATCAGATGTGTCTTTTTTTTGCATCATCATTTGATGATGATACGAACGATTGCACCGAGTACATTCGTGAAATTTTTCGTAAGGATCATACATCATGGTACATGCCTCATCATTTCTTGCAACTTGTGAAAATAAATTAACCGAAATTCAAAATCATTAGCGGTTAACATTGCATTCATCAACCATCCAACTCTATTCCAATATAATGTTTCCGTCATTGGAATAGGAATGTAGTCGCTTCTCTTAATTACTATAGACATTATTATATTCTTTCCGAAAAAATAGAATCGGGATCACCCCATTGAGAAGTAAAATTAACTCTTTTATTTTTAGGGGCTTTATAATTCATAATATCATCAATGCGTTGAAGATATAATCCTACAGTTGAACAATCATAAAGTCGATCTCTTACCATGTTTAATCTATTAAGAAATGTTTTATGATTATAAGATTTATCATGAAACACACGGATCATTGCTTGAATAAAAGCTCGTCTCTTATAATTTTTGTAATAAGGTTCAACATCCATAATACGCTTCGCCCATTTTTTACCTTCCTCCAATGTTTCAATTTTAAGAGTTCCCGAATAAAATTTATCTTTCAATCCTGCACGACTACGATACCCTTTAGTCCGACACAAAAGAAAAATTGTGCTCCAATGATCAAATCCCCACTTTTCATATAATGATTTATATATTTTATACTCCATATTATTATAAGAAGCATAGCGGTTCATCCATTCTGTAAACCCCCAATTTTTTCTATTTTGATTAAGGATGGTAACTTCATTGATACCTGATCCTTGTACTACATAATAATAAAATGGAAGATTTAATATTTCACAAGCAGCCAAGCGATGTTGCCCTTCAACGATTTCCATTTTTCGTTAACGATCGCAGGATTAATAATAAGACCTTTTTCTTCAATACTTTTTATTAAAGCATTAACATGTCTATCATTAATTTCCCTGTTACCTTTAATTTTTTAAATTGTGAATAATTAAAAGTTTGTAATATTTTTTGTTATCATATTTCCCCCTTATGAATCCTTATGATAATTCTTTATCATCTCATCTATTTTCCATTGATCACGATCATACTCTTTATCACTTACATGAGATGTTAAAACTGATTGAAGCACCGAGCCACGCGAACCGTGTTTCGATGAAATTTTTTCTAATGCAATCCTTAAACTTAATATCGCTTCCAAAATTAAGTGAAAGCTGCACAGGTCTAGGTTTGTTAAATCTTTCTAAAAGTTTTTTAAGCATTTCTTTCTCCTTTTCTTTCTATAGTATTTTATTACATTATATTCACTAAAGTGTCAATAATGGCTGATTTCTGGGCTATTTCCACTCCTTATTTTCTTCATAATTCATTTCTTCATCATACTTTACTAGGTCCAGGTACTTTTTAATAATGTTCCAATGTTGCTTGCTTGGATAAGAAAAATATTTTGTGTGCCGAAACCAATGTTCAACTGTAGTGTAATCAATGCCTGTTACTTCACTTAATTTTTTTGCATTGGTTTGTGAACGAAGATAAGTAACAAATTCTTCTTGTGCCGGGAGACGCGGTCTATGGACCATTTCATCTTGTAATAATTCTTTTACCCTACNTGGATCCTTACTTAATATTTCCTTAAACACTTGTATGGATAAAGTTTCTTGTACTTTATGATTAGAAGATCTTGTCTTCTTCCCCATAACTAACCGAGCTGCATAACGTTCTGCATTCTCCGAAGAATCAATTGCTGTCGGTGTCCTCCACATTTTTCTTTTCTTCATCTAATGCCACAGCAACATCCAAAGGCTTATGAATGTTAACCCCTTTCTTTTTCCATTTTTCTTTTCGTCTTCTATATCCATCTAAATTTTTAACATCACCTCTTTGTCCATCCGTTGATGTAGGTGTTGGCCACATTTTAGATTGAACTGCTCTGCTTAAAGTTATTTTACCTTCTTTAATTCTTTTTCTTGCTATCTTTTCTGTTGAAGATAAATGAGCATCACCTTTCATTGGTGTTGGCCACATTTTCTTTTCTTCTTCTTGAACTTTTGTTTCAAGTGTATGACCTCTTGTCCCTCTTTCTACCGAGGGGGGAACACTATATCCATCTTTCCAATCTCGAGATCTTGGTGTTGGCCAATTTTTTCTTTTCTCTATTTCCCGGTGTTGAACAGCATCTTCTAAAGTATTTGTTAGAGGATTTCTACCTGTCTTCGCCATCGTTTCTGGAAGTCTCGGACAAGAATGACTTCTCGCCATCGGTGTCGGCCATGTAAGATTGGATGATGCTGAGTCCGATGTAATAGGGGATGGAGGGAACCAGGCTGTTTCCGAGACTTTTAAGTCTGTCCACCCGCTTGGGTACCCCATTAACCACTCGACCCACATTGGGCTCAAGGTCCCACCACCCGTCCCACGGACGTCGGGATGATTGCCCAACATTTTCTGCATTTTCCCGGTCGGCCTCCCCGCCGCATCTTCGTTCGCTGTCGGTGTTGGCCATTTCTTCGGTTGTATTCTCTCCTCTTTCACTTGGTCCTGAAGTCTGATTTGTATTTGTTGTCCGCTTGGTCTTCTCAAATGACCCTCGTCCAATGCTTTCTTTATGCCTGGAAGGTTCGATCCCCCCTTCATGTTGTCTGGTGTCCTCCACATGTTCCAGTTCGGCAGCTGACCCTTGTTCGGTGAAAATTTTATTTGTTCCGTCAATGAACCTGGAGGAACTGTTTTTCTCCCTGTCGCTAATCTCTTTTTCATTTTCTTTTCGAGTGCTTCTTGACTCCTTTCCTTGATCCCTACTGCTGTTGGCGTTTGCCACAATCCAGACTCTTTCTCTTTGATGGTTTGCACCGACGCTCGAAGCTGAAATACTAAACGTGCGTGCGGAGTAACCTTCACTTTCCAAGTTCTCAAGTACGGTGTCGAGACCGAGTTTAATATGTCCACTAACGTTTTCTCCAATAACCCAAGACGGCCTGAGCTCTTTGATAATTCTAAAATACTCTGGCCAGAGGTGTCTCGGATCTTCTTCACCTTTTTTTCTACCTGCGACGCTGAAAGGTTGGCAAGGGTATCCTCCTGTAATAATGTCGATTTTTTTATTTTCGGAAATAATTCCGTCTGCTTTAAGTTTGTCATAAGTCAACTCCTTAATATCCGTGTACCGTGGAACGCCGGGAAACCTTTTCTCCAGGATTTCTAAACAATACTTTTCTATGTCGCAAAATGCAACAGTTTTAAAGGACCCGGTAGCCTCTAATCCTAAACTAAATCCACCTATTCCTGAAAACAAATCCAAATGTCTTAATCTCATTCTTTCTCCTTTTGAAATAACTTCATTTCATTTTTGAAATAACACATTTTAAACTTTTTCAAAAATAAAAAAAATCAAAACATTCAAAAATGCTTTAGCCCTTATATACTTTTAGAACCAAAAGTGCTTTTATAATAAGATCTAAAATTTAAAAAAAATAAAAAAATTTTTTAGAACAAAGCAAGAACAATTGGAAATTTGGCCAAATTTTAGAAAAAAATAAAAAAAATCATGGAAAACCTTCATTTTAGGGTTTTCTTGAGGGGTGTATATATAATAGGTGTTGAAGGGCTATATTATATAATATAATAAAACCTTATATTTAACCATGTAAGAAAGGATAAAATAAAAATGAAACCTATAATGGAAATAGTAAAAAATCAATTTCCCACAATAAATTGGAATGGTTTTAAAATTGTTCAAAATAAAAAAAGTTTTTTTGTATATGAAAGTTATCAAAACGAAGAAATTTTAAAAAAAGAATTTAATAAAAAAGATTATTCATTCAAAATAGTTTTGAATTGGGTAGAAAATCAATGCAAAGGGGCTAATTAGTAGCCCCTTTTTTAATTTAAGAAAGGAAAAAATAAAATGATAAATATAAAATTGTTAAATNAATTAAAAAATAAAATTGCTAATGAATTTATTGGCAATGATAACAAAGATTTTATTTCAGAAATTCATGATCATGAACTTTTATATAATAAAGAAAATTATGATTTAGTTTTTAAAAAAATTGGAATAGATGAATTTGTTAAAATGGTTATGGAAAAATACGAAGCAATAACCAGAAAAAATGAAAGGAATTTTTTAATAAAATCTGGAAAAAATAAAATGAATATAATGGAAATAGTAAAAGATAAAAAATATTTTTGTCACAGCAATTTAAAAAATGGTAATTTAAGAAATTATCAAGAAATTCAAGAAATTAGAGAAAATAGAATTTATTTTTCGCCGTATGGTGGTGGTTTTGTTCATTCTATTAATTTAGATAATGAAAAATTTTTAAATGATGTAAAAGATAAAAAAATAATTTTTACAAATGATAAACCTAAAGAAGAATATCATTACGGAAAAATTTATATTGATGGTTATGGTGATTATCCCAATAGTTTTGTTATGGGTTATATCCATAAAAATCTTTTCTGGAATGGTTGGCGAATTGTTGCCATGACTACAGAAGGAATAAAAAAACATAATTCATTAATTAAACAAAGTGGTTTAGATTGTGGGGAATTTGACCCAACATTTTTATTTATTGATGATGATACTATTGTTTTAAAAGATCCAGAAGAAGAAGGGGGAAAACTTACAATAAAAAGCCATGAAATAACTTTTGAAGGTAAAAAAATAAAAGTTTTTGATCCTTGTTCTATGGGTTGGACTTGGCAAGAAATAGAAGAAGAAAATAAATAAAAATAGGGGCTAGTTAGTAGCCCCTATTTAATTTTAAAAAAGAAAGAAAAAAAATGAATATAGAAAAAATAAGAGAAAAATTAGATAGCATATTAGAAGAAACTTATTCTTTAAGAGCAATAGTTGATAGATCTAAATTTCATCAAGAAGAAAAGGAAACATTAGATAAAAAAATAAGTTATCTAAATAGAAAAAACATTGATCTTAATTTACCTAAAAAAATAAAAAGGCATTCTGATTTTGATATTTTATTATCTGAACTTTTTATAAATGGAATTGAAAACTTTCATCCAGAAGATGATTTTTCACAAGATTATGATCATATTGAAGAAGAAGAAGGAAAGGAAATAAATAAACTTTTTTTACAAGCTTTTGACATTTTGGGGGATAATTATCTTTATAAAAGATTAAGTAAATTCCGTGAAAAATTTATTGATTTAAAATATATTTATAAGGTCGAATGGTTAGAAGGTTACGACTTAAACAAAGATCAAACCCCAAAGATTGAATATAAATCTTTACATGAAATGAGAGGTTGGAATTTGGAAGCCTATTGCGGAAAAGATTGGGTTGATCAATTTAAATCTATGAAAGTTGGAATTCCTAATACTATTTATGCTGTTACGGAAAAAATAAGATACACAAGAATAAACTAACAGAAAGGAAGAAAGAAAATGAAAGATGTAAATTTAAGAAATTTAAAAGTTAATGAGATTATAAAATTTCATGATTATAATTTTATTATTTATAACGATTATATTGATTTAAATGGAATGTTAGGAAAAGTAAAAAGCATTCATGAAAATAGAAAATATGATCATTATCAAATTGAAATTGAATTAATAGATAAAAAATATTCTCTTGATTTAGAAGAATGGAATAATTGTCTTTGGTTCACAATTCCAGAAAATGAATATAATGTTAAATTTACAGTATTAAACAGAAAGGAAGAAAGAAAATGAAAAAATTAAAATTTAAGAAAACAAGTGGAAACTTGTTAAATTATGACATGAATGCAAAAACAGTAAAGGGGCAAAAGAAAGGATATAAGACAGCGATTTTATATCTTGCCCCTTCAAATCAATCTGGTTTTAATGTTTGTTCTATGGCTTCAGAAGGTTGTAAAGAAGCTTGTTTGTATACTAGTGGAATGGGAATTTTTTCCAATGTGCAAGAAGGAAGAATAAATAAAACTAGGTGGTATATTCAAGAGAGAAAAACTTTTTTAGAAAAATTAATGAAGGAAATAGATAAATTTATTATTAAAACTAAAAAAGAAAATTTTAAACCTTGTATTAGATTAAATGGAACTAGTGACATAGATTGGCATAATCATAAAATTTATGATTTATTTTCTAATTGTATTTTTTATGATTATACAAAAAAAATTAAAACAGCCTTAAAATATGTCAATGGCCAATTACCTAGTAATTATTATATTACTTATTCATTGAATGAAGATAACAGAAAGGAAGCATTTAAAATTTTAAAAATTGGGGGAAATATTTCCGCCGTTTTTAGAGATGATTTACCAAAAAAATACAAAGGTTATAAAGTCATCAATGGCGATGAAACAGATCTGAGGTTTTTAGATCCTAAAAATTGTATTGTAGGGCTAAAAGCAAAAGGAAAAGCAAAAAAAGATTATTCTGGTTTTGTTTTAGATACAGAAACATCTAGAGGTGATTTAACTCTAGGAAATGTAAACACACTTTAAAAAAGAAAGGAAGAAAGAAAATGAAAATTAGACCTTATACAAATATTAGTTTGGATATTATAGCGACTTATGGATGTTTTAGAGATTTCCAACAAGAACATTTTCAATTAAAATTTCTATCAAAAGCAAAATTAAAAAGTGAAAAAGTTTTAATTGCATTTATTAAAAAACAGTTAAACTATCCAAATGATTTATTTAAACTTTCATTATGTTTTATTTGTAGTGATAAAGAATTAAAAAAATATCCTATAGTAAAAAAAATTATTGATGAAAAAAACGGAAAATATTTATTTATTAACTAAAGAAAGGAAGAAAGAAAATGGATATAGAAAATAAATTTCAAAATAATTTGAGACGACAAAAAAAATTAATTGATCCTCGATTTGTTCTTACTGTAAAAAAAGAAAGTAAGTATGGAAATGAATTAATTTATCCTATTTGTGAAAGAGCTAAATTGATTGTCAAATTATTTGATGATAAAAAAACTTTTACAAGAAGACACATTGAAATTTTAAAACAATTAGGTTTTATATTTCAGCATGAAGAAATAAAAATATAAAGAAAGGAAGAAAGAAAATGGAAAATAATAAAATTGTTAATGTTCAAAATTTATTAGAAATTGAGAGCATAAGAGATAAGAGAAAACACCCATGTGACATTAATTGGCATGAAAGAGGAAAATTATTGAATGAGTATTATTCTGGATCAAAAAAAGATTATATTCCCCTTTTAAAAATGCCCCTTGCATACATGGTTAGGGCTTTTAATAAAACTTTAAGTTTTGTAAATATTGATCTTGTTGAAGAAAATATAAAACTAAAAGAAGAAAATAAAAAGTTAAAAGAAAGAATTAAAAATTCTGGGGAAGAAGCAATTAAAAATTTAGCTTTTGTTGAAAGTCTTGGAAAGGAAGAAATAAAATGAACCATATAAAAATTTTAATGCTTATCTTAAATTCATTAATGATAGCATGGTTATTAAGTGATTATAATTTTTTTCAATATTCTTTTTTAAACAATATATTGTTAATAATTTTATCAATGACATTAATTAAATCTTACGACTTAGTGAGGGGGGAAAATGAAACATAAAATCGAAAAGAATAAAATTTTTATGTTAAATCTTCATTTAGTTTCTAATTTTTATCCGCCTATTCCTAGATATGTTAAAAATAGGGTTTTAACCATGTTTAAAGCTTATCATAGAAAAAGGATAAATGAAGACTTGTTAAAAAAATACATATTTAAAAAATTCGTATCTGAAAACGGTTTTTATAATTATGGGTTTAATGAATATTTATAAAAGAAAGGAAGAAATAAAATGATTGATATAAATAAACTAAAAGAAGGGGATAGAGTTCAATTCGGAAAAGGTTCTTTTGCAATGGTAACAAATTTTGAAGATAATATTTCAGATTTAAAAGGTACTATTGATATTATTGATAATAAGGGGAATTGTATCTGGGTTAAATTAGACAAGCCCAACAGACATTTTGAAGATTATAATAATTCTATTCAATTTGCATTAGTTAAGGAAGGTTCTGGAACTCATATTGAATATTTAAAAAAATCTGATTTATTGTTTAATTATGAAATTGAGCAAACTTATCTTCAAACCGATTATTTTAATGTTGTAGAGGGAAGAAATAAGGAAGAAGATCTTGAGATGGCTTTTAAGGAAGATAATATAAGACACTCACATCAAGAGGAAACAGAAACAAACATTAAAAAAATATAAAATGATTGATGAAAAAAACAAAGTATGGCTTTCAAAAAGTTTTTTTAGTCATGATGAAAGACAAAATAAATTAGATGAATTGTCAGATCAAGTTCATGATCATGATATGAATGATTGTTGGACTATGTGTTCATATCATGTAATGGAATATGAGTTAAGTATTTTAGTTGATGAAGGAATAAAAATAGAAGGGTTTAAAAAAATATAGAATATCCTTTATTTAATCTTTTTTTATGAAAGGGGCTTTTTAGCCCCTTTTTTAATGTTTTGGCTTTCAAAAAAAGCTCATATTTGACCATGAGTGAGGTTTTAAGGTGTTGGCCTTATGTTTATACCTTATGATTTTTTACATTTAATAAATTTACAATTCCCTTTTTCATCTACCATTAAAAGATTAACTTTCATCTTGTTTTGTTGTTTTGTTGGAACTCGATTAATAATCGATTTATCCTTTCTTCTTGTTACTGTTTTAATATCTATTAGTAATGTTTCGCCGTCCGTGTTTAATGCAATAACATCACAACACCCTAAACCAGAAATATTATCAAAAATAAAATAACCTTTTTTAGTTAGCCATTGAATGGCCTTTAAGTGATTAATAAAACCTTTTTGGTGTTTTCTATTCATAGTAAAAACAAAAAATTTAAAATGGCCTTCCGCAGCTCATGAATGACCTTAACAAAATTTATTACACTATTACACTTATTAGGGGTATTCGAAAAAAAATTTTTTTTTATTTAAAAAAGTTCTGTAGTAGGTGTAATAGTTTGCTTGTTTTTGTTGTCTCATAAGGTCTAGAGGTATTACACTAGTCAATTTTTAGTAGTGTAATATATTACACTAGTAGTGTAATATATTTTTTTACTTTGGCTCAATACTTGAATTTTTTTCTTTAAACCAAAAAACAAAAATGATAATTAAATTAAAATAATACTGCTATGAAAAAACAAATAATAGACGGAAGAAGATCAAAAAAATTAACACCTAAACAATTAAGATTTGTTTATGAATTTGCAACAAAGACTTTACTAGGTTTGCAATCGGCCACAGAGTCAGCCAGAAAATCTGGGTATTCTGAAGCAGTATCTAAAAAAATGGCTTATGAATTACAACAGCCCAATAAATACCCATTAGTTGCCGAAGCAATCCAAGACATGAAGAAAGAAATGCAAGATAAATATTCGGTTAATATGGATAAACATCTTTCACGACTTGATGAACTTGGAAGAAAAGCAGAAGAAGAAAAACATTTTTCAGCTTCTATTAATGCTGAACAATTAAGGGGGAAGGTTGGGGGCTTATATGATCCGACAATTCGTTTAGAGAGTGCTGTTGAAAATTTGCCTAGAGAAGAATTAATAAAACAATTATCAGAATTACAGAAAAAAAATATTAATATTGTTGGTGAAGAAAACATAATCGAACATGAACCAATAAAAGAAGAAGAAAAAAAATAGTATCCCAATACTTTAAAATTAATAAGCCAAAAACCGGACAAAATGTTAGAGAAAAACTTTATTAAATTAATTAGGAAAAATATAAATTTTTATTCTTTTTATAGAATTGAAACAACGACATTAAATGGCTTTCCAGATCTTATTGGTGTTGGGTCAAATATGGATACTATTTTTATTGAAACTAAAATTGCAAAAGGAAATAAAATTAATCTTTCCCCTTTTCAAATATCCACTAATTTAAAATTATGGAATGAAAGTAAATCAAATTATATTATTGTTCATTCTTTGAAATATGCGAATAACCTTCCCCCAAACAATGTATATTTGTTTGAGGGAAGGTTATCGAAGGAATTAGCCATAAATGGCTTAAATGAACCATCAATGGCGAATAGTTGGCCTACTATATGTAGTTATTTCACTTTGGTTCATGGTTCACGAACCACGAAAAGCCCAGAAATCAGCCAATTATAAGGAACAATAACTTTAATTATCGCAACAGATCCCAAAAAACCCCAGAAATTAGCCACAAACCACGAATAATGGCTAGGTACTTAGAGAATATGAGAAAAATGGCGGTTTTCCGCCGATTATGACCCCCTTAAAATTTTAGACAGGAATCCAGGAGAGAGATTACGATCGAGTTTTAAATATTCAGCCATGAATTTTTCATATGAAAACGATTTTTCTAGGGTATACCCCTTTTTGTAGTGTAAAAGTGTTTAGGAGTCCCAATGGAAACCAATAATAATAAATTTCAAAAGTATTCGGATGAAGAATTAAGGCTAATGTTGGCTATTGCCATGCATGATGACAACAATGCAGCTCAAGATAGTTATATGCATTTTGTTAAAAAGGTGTGGCCCGAGTTTATTGATGGATATCATCACAATATAATGGCTAAAAAGTTTGAAGAGATAGCTGCTGGAAAGTTAAAGCGATTAATTGTTAATATGCCTCCAAGACACACAAAGTCAGAATTTGCTTCTTACCTGTTTCCTGCCTGGTTGATGGGTAAAAAACCAAAAACAAAAATAATTCAAGCAACACATACAGCAGAACTGTCTTATCGTTTTGGTAGAAAAATGAGAAACCTTATGGATGATGAAGAATATAGAAAAATTTTTAAAGGTGTTCATTTACGAGCAGATTCAAAAGCATCAGGAAGATGGGAAACAAATCATGGGGGAGAATATTTTGGTGCAGGAATAGGTGGTGCTATTACAGGTCGTGGTGCAGATCTATTAATTATTGATGATCCTCATTCTGAGCAAAGTATTACAGAAACAAGTTTTGATAATGCATTTGAATGGTATGTATCTGGACCAAGACAAAGACTTCAACCCGGTGGTGCAATTGTTGTTGTAATGACAAGGTGGTCGGAGAGAGATCTTACTGGCAGATTAATTAAGCAGCAAGCAGAAACAAAAGCAGATCAATGGGAAGTCATAGAATTTCCGGCTATTTTACCAAGTGGTAAACCTATATGGCCAGAATACTGGAAAAAAGAAGAGCTCGAAAAAATACAAGCCAATTTACCTGTTATGTCATGGGAAGCGCAGTATCAACAAAAACCAACTTCCGAAGAAGGGGCTATTATAAAACGAGAATGGTGGAAAACATGGAAAAAAGAAGATTTACCTGAATTAATACACATTATACAAAGTTATGATACAGCATTTAGTAAAAAAGAAACTGCTGACTTTAGTGCTATTAGTACCTGGGGAATTTTTAAAACAGAATTTAACCGAGAAAATATTTTGTTATTAGATTGTATAAAAGAAAGATGGGAATTTCCAGAATTAAAAAAAATTGCTTTAGAACAATATAAATACTGGGAACCAGAAACAATTATTATAGAAGCCAAAGCAAGTGGAATGCCCTTAATACAAGAGCTGCGGCAAGTAGGAATTCCTGTTGTTGCCTATACTCCTTCACGTGGAAACGATAAATTAACTCGTGTTAATTCTGTTTCTCCTATTTTTGAATCTGGACAAGTATGGGCACCTGATAAGAAGTTCTCGGAAGAAATGATTGAAGAATGTGCTGCATTCCCTTATGGTGAGAATGATGATTTAGTTGACAGCATGACACAAGCAATGATGCGTTATCGTCAAGGAAATTTTATTTCGTTAAAGGATGATTATGAAGATCCAATTAAAGCAATCTATGAACAATCTCCCGAGTATTACTAATGACTAGATTTGTTACAATGAATAAGGTATAAAAAATTATGGCAGAAAATAATATAGATCAAAAAATACAATCAGTTGTAGGTGAAACAATTGAAGATGCAATTCAAAACGAAGAACCAGTTGATATAGAAATTGTTTCCGAAGAAGTGTCCGTGTCCGATGAACCGTTAGACGCGGAAGAAGACTTTTATTGCAACTTATCAGAAAAAATGGAGGATGCCGAACTTGGGCGTATCTCTTCTGATTTAATGGAAGAATATGAAAATGATAAATCTTCTCGTGATGAATGGTCTCAAACATATGTACAAGGATTAGATTTACTTGGATTTAAATATGATGATAGAACAAGACCATTTCGTGGGGCAAGTGGTGTAACTCATCCTTTATTAGCAGAAGCGGTAACACAGTTTAGTTCTACCGCATTTAAAGAATTAATGCCCTCCGATGGACCAGTTCGAACGCGTGTTATAGGAAAAGAATCAGTTGAAGTATATCAACAAGCACAACGCGTTAAAGAATTTATGAATTATCAAATTACTAATGTAATGGAAGAATATACACCTGAGCTCGATCAGATGCTTTTTTATTTACCGCTCTCAGGATCGACATTTAAAAAAGTTTACTACGATGCACAGCTTGACCGTGCAGTTTCAAAATTTGTACCAGCCGAAGATTTAATTGTTCCTTACACAGCAACAGATCTTGATT